CTACGCCCTGGGGAAACTACACGCGCCGGAAGGGTGGGCAAGCGGAATCTATTGCACCGTTGACGTTCAAAAACATCACCTGTGGTGGGCAGCGCGGGCATGGGCCGTCTGCAAAGAAACCCGGCAAGTCCGCTCTGCCCTGGTGGACTACGGAAACGCCGCAACCTTTGACGACCTCGACGCGCAAATCGGATCATTCAACCCGGCGCTTGTGGGAATAGACATTGGGTACGCCCTCCGTCAAACCGAGGTCGCGGACTACTGCGCCCGGTACGCAGACACCAATCCAAAAGACAGCCGCGTAATTGCCCTACGCGGATCAGACGCAATGAAAGCCACGGCGCTGTCATGGACGGTCAAAGACGCAACCGAGGGCCGGATAGGGCAAGGCGGGGGAATGTCGCCTTATCTTGAAATCACATGGTCCCCGGATGTGTTTCGCTCCTACCTCATGGACGAAATGCAGCGCGGGGAGACGTGGCAAATCCCCGCCGAGTGGCCGGATGAGCGACGCAAGGCAGAGTACGTCCGGCAAGTCACCAGCACGAAGCGGGTTGACGGCGAGTGGGTAGCACCGGGACACGGGCAGGATCACCTGTTTGACTGTGAATCCATGCAAACCGTCCTTGCCCGGTGGGATGGGATGATCTAGAATTTGACCAGACCCAAACCCAAAGGAACCATATGACCATCTTCTCCAAAATCTTTTTCGGCATAATCGCAGGGACGATCCTACTGTACGCAGTGATGAGCCTACTCTCCGCACGGTCGGTAATGGATCAAATCCTAGCCGTGCTGTGGATCAATGCCGCTTTCACCTTGTGCGGGGTTGCGAAATGATTCTCACATTCTAAAACGCAGTTTCACATATTTGCAAATTCTCAAAATTAGGAATTGACTTTCACAGGAGGATTGCGGATATTACCGCAAATGGACGCCTCCGCCATCGTCAACCTTCGCAACCTGTACCAAGCACGCATTGACGCGCTTACGGACCCCATGGCACAAGCGCGGGCCGCCCTTTCACTCCAGACGTGGGAGGCAGCGGAAACGCAGTATCAGGAGATTCTAGCCGCCTCTGCCCTGTCCTATTCGACCTCGGGCCGAAGCGTCACCAAGCGCACAATCGAATCCGCGCTCGCCGCCCGCAACACTGCGCGGATGGAACTTGAGGGAGAGATTGGCGGACCTGACGCAGGAGTCACCTATGCCGACAACGGCGGGAGGATTTGGTAATGGGCATCAAGATTGTAGATGATTCGCAGCAAGACGTTCTGGATGTGCTTCCAGACGGTTCGATTGTCACAACCGCGAATCAGTCGCAACTCGACGCATTTTCCAACATGCGGACTGCGCCGCCCTCGTTCGTGGCAGACGGGCAACTCACCTACGATCTTCAACCGATCATCTACGAGCAACTGATTTCCGCAAACGGCGCGATTGTCCACGACGCGACCAACCGCTGCGCCACCATCACCTTGACCGCCGCTGGAGCTACCGAAGAGACGGCAATGCAGTCGTTCCAACACTACCGCTATCAGGCGGGCCGTGGTCAAGAAATCTTCCTGACATTCGCCGCCCACTCGCTCACTGCCAACACGGAGGCTTTTGTTCGCTACGGAGACGCTGACAACGCCATCGAGTTTGCCACCAACGGCACGCTTGCCGGGTCTAAATTCACGATCCGATCCAACACGGCAAGCGGTGACCGCACCGTTTTGTCAGCCGATTGGAACATGGACAAACTCAATGGCATTGGTCCGAGCCGCCGCACGTTGGACCCGACCAAGACGCAAATCGTCATCCTCGACATCCAAGCTCTCTACGTTGGCCGTGTCCGTTGCGGATTCGACATCGACGGCGAGATTGTTTGGACCCACGAATTTTACAACGCCAACGTCATCGCCGTCCCGTATATCCAAACCGCAAACCTCCCGGTGTCAGCTGGCATTCGCGCAACAGCCGCCGCCGCATCGGGTAGTATGCGATTCATCTGCTCTTGCGTCCTTTCCCGTGGCGGGCAAGACCGCATCGCCGGGTATGACTTCGCCGTAACCGGGGCCGTTACTGCTGGCAACGGAACCCGCACCCACCTTCTTTCCGTTCGCCCAAAAACCACGTTCAACAGCATCACGAACCGCGTGGAGTTCGTACTTGAAGACGTTGACATCCTCGTCACTGGCAACAGCCCCGTCTATTGGGAGCTTGTGCTGGGGCAGGCCTTGACGACTCCAACCTATGCGGATGTGAACGCCTCCTATTCTGCCTCCGAGTTCGTTGCCGCCGGAACGCTTTCCGGCAATCCAGGAGTTGTTTTTGCGAGCGGCTTTTGCCCCGCGTCGGCGCAATCCAAGGGCAACGCCCGCGCCGAGGTGACCAACCGCTACCCGATCACGCTGACTGCCGCAGGAGCCGTCCGAGACTTCGGAACGCTCTCCCTGATCGTCACGGGACTTGGCGCAACATCCGCCTGCCGTGGCGTGGTGAAGTGGAGGGAATTACGATGAGCCGCCTCGCCCGCATCCTCGAAACCGTCGCCCCCCGCTTTGCATTGCAGCGGGAGATTGCCAGGCGTGACCTCGCCACCGTCAAAAGCTGGAGCGGTTCAGCCTACGCATCCGGCAACACAAACAACCGCCTTCGCGGACATGCCGCGTTTGGCCGTTCACAAATGGCAGACGAAGAGGCCAGTGTGGGCTGCTACGGATTTGACGCCATGCGGCTTGAGGCAATGGACCTGTACCGCAACAACCCGATTGCGCGGGGGATCGTTGAAACCGCCCGCCGCTACATTCGTCACAGCCGAGCGCGGGCCAACACCGCCGCAACGCTTGAACTCATGGGCGCGGGAGTTGCGGAGATTGACGCCGCTGCACAATGGGACAACGAGGCCACGGATTGGTTTGCCGGGTACTTCTGGAACCGAGCCGACGCCCTCCGCCGCCCTGGTATGACTTTCGGAACCTTGCAGGATTTGCTTGTCACGATGCAATTCGTCCAAGGTGATTGCGCTTTCATCCGCACGGGTGATGGCTGGCTTGGCGTGGAGGGCATTCAAATCCGCACGCCCTCCAAGCTGTCAGGCGACAAGGCTATCAGGCACGGATTCCGCTATAACGGCAACGGCATCGCTACACACATGTACGTTTGCGAGTATGACCGGGGCTACATATCAGAGCAATCTTTCCAGCGCATCCCCATGTCTTCCGTTGTCTTCTGCCCTTGGTTCTGGCGGGCCGCTCAATTCCGTGGAGTCCCGCGCTTGCATGGCGTGATTGACAGCTTGCGGGATCAGGAAGAAACGCACGAAGCCACCAAGCAGAAAGTCAAAAACGAGGCAACGCTGCTTTCCATCGAACGCAGCGGAAGCCGTAAGAAAGCCCCTGGATCATCTCTGACAATGGATGATGGGACGCAAGTCACCACCGAAAAAGCGACCTACGGAATGCGCTTTAAGACATCCGGCAAACCGGGTGAAGATTTCATGTTCGCCAAAGGTGACAGCCCTAATGCGCAGTACGTTTCTTTCATGGAGTATGACTCCAAGATTATCAGCACTGGAGCGGGCATCCCGTACAAGATTTTAATGTCCCTCTATGATGGCTCTTGGAGTGCCAACAAAGCCGCACAGTCCGCTTTGAAGGTTTACATCAACGAGCTTTGGACCAATCGCCGCGACGTGTTTACCCAGCGCATTTGGAACGCCGAAATTGCAGACGCGATCCGGCGTGGTGATCTACCGCCCGCGCCCGTCTCACCTCGCGGCGTTTCACTTTTCAACGCCACCGAATGGACCCGCCCCTACTTCCCGCAACTTGACCAGGAGAAGGAAGAAAAGGGCCGCCGCAGCGCATTCCAGAACCTGACCGCTTCACTTGATGACTTTGCAGACGAACAGGGAACCAGCGCCGAAGCCCTGCTGCGCTCCCACAAACGCAACATCCGGCAACTCCAAAAGGACGCTGCGGAATGCGGCGTTCCGTTTGAACTCTACGCCGGGCCGCTTCTGGCAGGCGCAACAAGCATTTCCGCCTCGCCGGAAGGTGAGCAGGAGGCGAAAGAAATTACAGACGAAGCCGAAGATTCGACAGACGAATCTGAAACTGCAGAGCCATCAACGGAGGGCAACAAATGGCTACGATAGGCGAGCTTAAAATGATGTTGGACCTGTACGGCGTGGCAGTCCGCGCCGGGGCTTTGACTCCGCAGATTGAAGATGAGATTTACTTCCGAAAACTCATTGACCTTCCAGAAATGACTGAACCAGTCCGCAAGGATTGGGCCGCGTCGGATGGTGTCAGGAAGCCCCTCACGATCAAAGAAAAGGGCGAAGGCCCGCAACCCATGCCGATAACGCAGGAGGGAGAAGAATGAGCATCCGCTTTGAACACGTCGCCCGCGCACTTTACAGCCGCCCATGGGCCATCCGCCCTGAAGTGTATCAAGTCTTCCATGAGACTTTTCACGCGCATTTTATCCGCGCTGAAAAGACCAGCATCATGGGCGAGACGGTGGAATACAAAGCCCCGTATGAGTATGACATCGAAAGCGGGGTTGCGGTCATCTCCATTCATGGCGCACTAGGTCACCGGATTGGCAACTTTGAAAAGGCGTGCATGGGCGCGGTTGACTACCTCGACATCGGCAAAGCCATCGACAAGGCCAACAGCGACCCCGCCGTTGCATCCATCCTCCTGCACATTTCAAGCCCTGGCGGAATGGTCACAGGCCTCCCAGAGACCGCTGCGAAGATTGCGGCATCCGGCAAGCCTGTCGTTGCGTTCACCGACGATCTTGCCGCCTCTGCCGGGTACTATCTCGCCATTGCAGCGGACGCTGTTTACGCCACCGAATCCGCGCAAGTGGGGAGCATCGGCACGCTCATGTCATGGCTGGACGTGACCAAAGCCTACGAAGCGCAAGGCGTCAAGCGGGAGCTGATTTCCTCGGGTGCGTACAAGGGTATGTTTACGCCCGGCATCCCGATCACTGACTCACAGCGGGAAATGCTGCAGGCGGAAGTTGATGCCCTCGCTTCTGACTTCAAGGCGCATGTCATAGCCTCCCGTGGCAGCGTGGACCCGTCTTACATGGAAGGCCAAGCGGTATGGGGCAAAGAAGCCAAAGCCGCAAACCTGATTGACGAAATCGGACTTTTTACCGACGCCCTTACCGAAGCCATCGAATTGCAAAACCCCGAAGGAGAATAAACCCATGCCGACCACCACCCTCAATATCCCTGCCAACCGAGGCAAGACCGGAATCAAAACCGCCCTTGCCGCGCAAGACGCAAACAATGCCGCCTTGCTCGCCGCCAACGTCGCCTCTGTCGGACTCACGCTGACCGATGAAGCGGACGGAACCGCCATCCTCGCCCTTGCGCTGAAAAACGCGAACAGCACGACCATCGCCGCGCGCGGATTGATTCGCCTCTGGATAAGCGGTTCGTCATACGGCGCTCCCTCTGCCACCGGGATCACCGCGTTTGCCGTCAGCGGCGGAACCGAGATTGACGAAGAAACGAACCTCGCTGACTACCGTATCCTGACCGCCGCAACCGGACTCGCCGAAGTCACCCTGACCGCCGCCAATGGAACCTACCACGTCATGGCGGAATGCAACGGGCTTGTCTCGACTGGCTCCGTCACGATCACCGGAAACGCCTAATCGGAGAATGATATGAGCACCGTAAAAACCCGAAAAGAAATCAAGGGCGAAATGGAATCCCTCGCGGCTTCCATTGAACATGCCCGCGCCGAACACGCCGCGCAAGTTGCGGAGATGCAGGCCAGCATTGCGGGCCTGACCTCCGAACTGGAGCAGTCGAAAGCCGCGCTTGTGGAAGCGGACAAGACCATCGAAGCCCGTGCCGTTGAAGTTGCGGACCTCCAGGCTAAACTTGCCGACGCGCAAGCCAAGCAGGAAGAGGAAGCGAACGCCAAAGCCGAAATGGAGGGGCTGCTTGCCAAAGCGAAATCAGCCCTTGCCAACCCTGCATTTGCGGACGCCTCGATTGTCCCGCACAGCCTCAACCAGTCGCAGGCCGACGCAGAAGCTGACAAAGCCGAAGCCGACGCGGAAAGCCAGCAGCAGGCGGAAAACGTGGATCCCAAAAGCGAACTCGCCACCTACGAATCCATGCCGCCCGGTCCCGACCGCCGCGCCTATCTCGCCAAGCACAAAACTGCCATCTACGAACAGATGGGCGCACGAAATTCCTGAAACGTCCCAGAGATCAAACACCCAAACGGAGAATTAAACCATGGCTAATACCCTGACCAACGTATCGCAGGCAATGCTGGAAGACAGCGTGCTTGCCCCGCTGCGGCTCGACCGCAACCCCATCAGCGCGTTTTCCTACAGCGTGGCCGAAAAAGCCAAAGCTGTCGGCGAAACCACGAAAGTGAACATCCTGTCTGCGAAGTCCTCTGCGACCTACGCGGGCACGTTCGCTCCCGGCACTGGCAACACCACCACCAGCACCGACGTGACCCTGACCGCCCCCGTCATGTCCACCTGGTACATCAACCCCCTTCTTGAAGGCATCCCGACCCCTGCCCGCTGGATGGCCGAAGCCGCCGACGCCGCGAAAGCCGTTGTTGACGGAATCGTGGGAAGCCTTTTCGGGCTGTTCCTCGCCGCCAACATTGGTGACGTTGCGGACACTGACAAGAAGGTGATCACCGCCGCCAACTACGATGTTGACGATCAGGCCGACATGTGGGCTTTGCTCAAAGCGAAGAAAGTCACCAGTCCCGTCGCCGTGATCCCCAGCATTGCCTACGCCGCCGCGCTGCTGAAAGACGCCGCCCTGCAGGACGCCTC